GTGACATATACATGCTTAACAGAACCCACAAGCAGAACTGTATAATCTCAGTAATACTGCAAGAAGATATCACAATATAAAAGGATAAGAAATGGCACAAGGTAATAAAGTAATAAAAATAGCTCCAGCTCCAGGGACTGGTTCTGCAGGTATCAAAGACGTAACGTATGACAATGCTACTAACGTATTAACAGTAACGGATGGTGGTGGAGGTGTAACAACTTATACACTCGAAGACCAACATTTAAAAGATGTAACTATTGTCGGACACAAGATGCGTTTCCACATGGCTCCAGATTCACACAACCCAACTGGTAAATTTATTGATGTAGACCTAGACCATATGCAGGCAGACTGGGATGCGACATCAGGTGTTTCACAGATCAAGAACCAGCCTCACGAGACAGAGTTTCAAGGTGACTGGCTAGAGACAGACCAGACTAAAATGGCATTCATTAAGAATAAGCCAGGTCAAACTACTATCCCTCAGTCAGACTGGACGGAGCTAGACAATACAAGAACTGAGTTCATTAAGAATAAGCCTACTGCCGTGTACTACCAGGCGAATTGGAAAGAAGTTCTACATACAAGTCAGCACTTCATCCAAAACAAGCCTAGAGATGCAACTATGACTTTCCATAACCATATACTTAGATATGTAAGTTCAAACGACCAGACACCAGATACATTAATTAACCTTGCCGGGTACGAGAACAATGCAAGAACGGTAGCTGGACAATATCTACACCACCTTAAGCAACTAGAGCTAGTTAGAGATGACAGTTCAAGATTTACTATTGACGTAACCGGTCTTGATGGTGATGGTAAGTTTATACCTATTGCTGAGAAGGGTGTAGCTGGAGGAGTAGCAACTCTTGGTACGGACGGTAAGCTTCCGAACTCACAAGTGCCACCTCTTGCAATTAACGATATATATCACGTTGCCACAGTAAATGATCTGTATACGCTTGATGCCGGAGCGGCAGCAGTAAATGGTGGTATTCATCGTGGAGACATGGCTATAGTAACAGCTACAGGTCAGACAATGGTTGCCAACACTGATAAAGGTATTGGTGCAGCATCGTGGACAGAGATCAAGTCAAATGGCGGTTCTGTGCAATCAGACTGGAATGCTACAGATTCAACTAAGCCTGAGTTTATACAAAACAAGCCTAAGATAACAGAGGAGTCTGAGTTCAATGGTGCTGCAACGAAAGATCAAAAAGTATTTATATTTACGCACGACCCACTGCTACTCGATGTATATCTTGATGGAATTAAGCAGAACCCACAGGCAGGTGTAATCTATACATCAAATGGTACAACTGTTACATTTAAAACACCACTACACTTAGATACATGGGTTAACCTGGTGACAATGAAGGATGCATAATGATTCAGGCTGGCATACGAATATACACAGATAAAGACGATACCAACACAAAGATGCTGAAGAACTCTTTGATTCTTCTAAATGTGGCTGGAGAGAGTGCCGTATTCGGTGCCACCATCCATGATGAAGATGGAACTAGGAAGATAAGCGATATATGCAACAATAGAGATTTGTTTTATTTCTCACAGCTAATTAGCTTTGACTTCACTCCAGAAACCAATGAGCTTGAAATAGACCTCGGTTACGACCCAACTAAATAAGGATTATTGATGATAATAAAGTCACTATATCAGTTTGACGAGATAGACGATAAAGGGATAGGGTTGTTACCACTTGGCTCCATATTCCTTGCAACAACAAGTGTTTACAGTAATGCTAAGCTACTTGGCACCATTGTTGACAGAACTGGATTTGATGCCAATACAACTGTTGGAGATGTGCTTATTAAGCAAGACTCCTATAAGGTAATAGGTACATATGGTCACTTAGAATATGACTATCCAAATAACTCATTGCACATAGCAATACCATAAGGAGATAACATGCAAAAGAAACCATACTTCTCTTTTCGAGAAATGAGTGAGACAGGTCTTGATGTTATCGGTGTTAACTCACTCATACAGATAGAGCTAGGTAAATACCCAATATATATCTACCTAATAGATAAAACTGGAATAGATGCAACAACTACTGTCCTTCATTTATACAACAATATGAAGACTAACTATATAAAGTTCGATGACAACTACGATATGGAATACATTGCTGCAGAAAAAACTATGCGTATAACAATGGAGCTACAACCTATTTACGACCTTGCGTTGTCGAATAATCTTCCTGAGTCCGTCAAGGTAGACTTCACCACGAACAGTGCATCAAAATATGACCTATATAATGCCGTAGGTGTACTCATCCAGAGCAATATTAGACCTGGCAGCATAGTGCAGGTTCCTGTAGGTCTCTATACATTTGAAGTTCGCTCATATGATGATGCTGGTAATTTTGTTGTTTCAAATCAAGCGAGTGGTGAATCCATGCCTGCATTGTTTGACTTCGAGCTAGAGACGATACCTGATGCTGGTTTTATAGATATAATTCCAGTAGGACATACTTATATTTATGATATTTCTGACCCAGCAAACGTTAAAGAGGTTGATTCATCAAAGAAACTTCTTCCCAGTATTCCAGGTGTCGGTAAGTTTAGATTCGTATCGTCAACTCTTACAAAATTAGGCTTTGGTCCTAGAGACGGCATAAGAAGAGTAGTGTTCACGAAAGCTTCATCTATGACGTTGGCCAACAGAATGTTTTCTGGAGTAAAAAGTCTTGAAGAGGTAATAGTTGTTGACAAGAACGAGTTTAGAAATGTAACAGATATGTTTAGATTCTTATATCAATGTCATAAGGTTAAGACATTTCCTGAGCTTAATCTTGAGTCATGTGTAGATGCTAGGTCGATAGCCCAAGAGTGTTCAAGTCTAGTGTCATTCAATACAACGAATATGCCAAAAGTAACATCATATAAAGAATCATGGCAGGGGTGCAAGAAGCTTAAAAATTTCCCAACTCTAGATATGTCAAAGATAACTGACATGTTTAGTGCCTTTGATGGATGTAACTCATTCACGGATGACGACATAAACAGAAACAAATCTTATCCAGTATGTACAGACTTTTCATTCACATGGAGAGGCACTTATTATACACACGAATTAGGTCCATTCGACTTACCTGCTGCAAAATTGCTTATAGGTTCCTTTCAGAGTTCTGGAGTTAAGATACTACATCCATTCACTAGACTTGGAACAATAACGAATATGAAATACCTATTTTCCTCTTGTAGTGCATTGACTGATATTCCAGCAATTGACTCATCAGAATGTCTTTCTTTTCAAAATATGTTTTACAGAACTCCTGCTCTTAGAAATCTACATCCTCTGGACTTGGGTAAAGCGACAACAATAAAAGATATGTTTAAAGAGTCTGGAGTGACTACTTGGCCAGCTACGATGTTTAACTCTCTTCCAAATCTTACAGATGCGTCTGGATGCTTTGTTGAGAGTAAAGCGTTGGTTCTTCCTCCAATAGATATGTCAAATGTTACAAACCTGGAAAACCTGTACGCTGCTTGTAGAGTGATGACAGCGGTTCCAACCATGGATACAAAAAATGCAACAAACATTAGGCTTATTCTTAGCTCATGTGCTGAGCTTATAGTTGTTCCAGACATAGATGCATCATCTGCTGTAAATATAGGACAGATATTTCAGTATAACAAGAAGATAAAGCATGCTAATATATTGCATACAAATAATGCAGAAAATGCATATGGAGTATTTTATCGTTGTGAGAAACTTATATCTGTAGGTGAAATGAGTATGCCAAAGGTAACAAAACTTGATATGTTTTTCAAAGAATGTTCCTCCCTGACATCATCAATAGAGATTGATGCACCAGTGTGTAAGTCTATGAAAGATTTTATGGCTTCATGTACATCTCTAGTTAAAGCAAAAAAAGTACTTGCTCCACAGTCATTGATTTGGACAAATGCTTTCAAGGGATGTTCTAAGCTGACATGTATAGGTGGTATAGATTCAAGTGCTACAACAAACTCAACTGGCATGTTTACTGGATGTGGTGCACTGACTGAACCAAACACCGTAAAACAGGGGCAGATTATGTCTGGTACGAACTGGACTCACACATGTCCATAATTAAGGAGAATAAATGAAACTATCAATAAAAGATTCAGGTAAAGGTAACGTCTCTGACGTTACTGGTGAGTACCCATATGGAACCGGTGTTATTGTAGATATAGTTGCAGTTAACCAGGCACAAGTATGGCGTAGATATTCGTTTGAGATAAATGTCTCTGTTGCTGCGAACAAGGCAATATCTTTTGGACTAACTGGTCATCCTACGGTTAAGCTTGTTGAAATAACCGGTGGAATATCAGTTGACCTTGGTGATACTACAAATATACCAACAGCCACAACAAGTAAAAAATATAAGATAATCCAGGACAAAACACTCACTGGATTCAAATTTATAGGTGATGGAATCACAGATATAGATGTATTCTCTTTTGGTGGGGTCACTGATATATCAGATTTTGCAAAAGGAATGACTACACTGGCAACACTTGAGGTCAGAGGAGGTTCCAATGTCGAGAACATTACGACAATTGCATCAGCATTTGAGGGATGTACCTCTCTGGTGGAGACTCCAAGAATGGAAACAAGACTGTGTTCAAACTTTAGTAGAACCTTTAAGGGATGTACCTCCATACATACAGTACGAAAGATATCGTTTGGTCCAAGTTCAAATGGAGAATCAATGTTTGAAGGCTGTACCAGCATTACTCAGTTTGAAGTTCTTGACTTTGGGAATGTATCAAACGCAAAGAGATTTTTCGCAAATGCAAAACTTCCTGCAGGACTAAACCTAGGTTTTGGTGGTGCATCTACTCTTGAGGAAATGCTTATAGGAACGAATGTATCAACTATGTCGATATCAACTGGAAGAAGTTTGACAAACCTAAACAAAATGGCATTCAACAATACGATACTTACTCGCCTAGAGATGTATGGTTTTGGTTCAACTACGGCAGTTGACTCATTCAACGGATGTACAAATGCATCTGTTTCTCTTGCAAACATACTTGTAACTAATGGCCTCAGAGCTTTCAAAGATTCTGGCTCATCTAGTGCAGTAAGATGGGATATCCTAGCAAATGGTGAAGAGATGTATATGAATTCAAGGCTAGGTACGTCAGGAATAAATGCATCCATGCTGCCAGTGTGTGTAAACATGAAAAATATGTTTAACGGTTCTAATGCACAATTCGGAGCAACAGTAAATGAACTGAATTTCCCTGAAGCTACTGATGCTACGAATGCATTTAAAGGTTGTCAGTTCCAAAGAATCGACTCCATCACAATGCCAAAAGTAGAAAAGCTTGATGGATTCCTTCAAAATAACACAAGACTGACTGTTGTTGGAGACTTTATCACGAGTACAAAGCTTAAGTCATGTAGCCATATGCTCGACGGTAGTGTTGGTATTCCTATGGCCCCAAAGAGCATGATAACTGCATCAGTAACTGACTTCTCCGGAATGTTTAAAGGATGCTCACTATTGGATGTTTTCCATAGAGCATATGATACAAAGAGTGGAACAAACTTCGACAGTATGTTTGAAGGTTGTAGTACACTTAGATGTATGGATAAGATAAACACAAGCAAAGCTGGTGCAACAAAGGTTGATATGTTTAAAGACTGTACAGCTCTTATTGGAACCACAACGAATATGCCAGATGCTGCAGCAAGAACATTAATTACAAGCACAGCAGGTAAAAACTGGGTTAACCCAGCAACATGTTAAAAGGAGAAATAATGGATTACACATATAACGACTTTACCGGTCAAGACCTAAGTGGTCAGGACTTCAGCTATAGAGATATGACTGGTTCTAACTTTGCTGGGACAAAGCTATCTGGAACCAAGTTCAATAACGCAATTCTTCAGTATGCAAACTTCAGAGGTGCAAATGTAGATGGAGCTATATTTGATGGGGCATATCTTGGATATGCATCATTTAAGGATGTAGATAATAGCAAGGCAACCTTTGTTGGTTCTAAGACAAGGATGTCGCCTATAATGCACGAAACACTTACAGGTGCAGATACTGTAATAGAACCTGTGGATTCTGACAAGATTGAAGCAGACAAAGAGAAGTTATCTGGACTAACTGTTGTACTTGATTCCTTCGATGACAGAAAAGTGTCTAACCATCAAATGATGGCACATGGGAGAAAAACTGGTAAGTATATCGAAGCACTGGAGATGCATGGTGATGCAGCAGTTGTAGATAGATTGTTTGCAGAAGATAAATTTAAGTTCTATATAGCAGACAGGTCTTCCGGCAAGACAACCGAAGTAACATATTATCCACCAGAGAATAATCCTTTAGCAGATGGTTCTAGTGATGAGCCACAGGGTTCATTTGATACAGCTCCATATACTGAGCTTTTTGTTATATAATAAAATAAAGGATAGATAATGACACAATTAACACTTAAGAGAGGAGTACCTGTAGAGGTTACTCCAACTGGAGCTTTTGCTGTGATTCAGAACACAATGAAAACTATTGATGATAAACTCATGATTTCAGTAAATGGAACAGTTAATCAGAAATGGATTAACCTAGACGCTGGAGGATGTGTTAAATTTTCACAACCAATGTATTTTATGCAAACCTCATGGGATACAGTGATGGTTCCAGTAATAGAAGGAGCATAGTATGAGCTTTGAAATGATGGATGGTAGTTTCCTTGACCTTACTGCAGGTGGTGGAGGTGGTGGACCAGGTACTGGAAACGTACATACTGGTGATGTTCCTCCTCCCGCGTCACTTGGTAAACTTCATGATATGTACTTTGAGAACCACAGCTCAATGGTAGATGGACCAGAGACACTAATATATGATAGTATTGTTCTTAAGGCAATAGATTACAATAATGAAAATTGGAAACTATATAGCCAGAATATAGTATGGAATGCACTTACTGTTACTAACAACAATCCAATAAAAAAAGTAACAATGTCATGGGATACAAATAATGGTGATGAGTGTGACTATACATTTTTCACGGATGGAACTCTTGTTGATTCAACAGCTATAAACATGAATAAAATAAAATTAGTTGCAAATGGTGTAGACTATATTTTTCCCGTTGGTAACGGATTCCCTGCAGCAGACGAGTTTGTGCTTGAAGCAGACATGGTTCAGAGTCCTGCACCATGGTTGGCTTTTGAAGCAATGCTTAATGCAATGCCCGATGATACCTGTGCAATGTTCGACATAAAGTTAAGTGTATATGCATCAAAGAAGATAGTTACAAAAGTATTTAAGATGTACCAAAAAGAAGGTAATGGATGGGTAGATAAAACTCCAATACTGTGTAATGGAGAGAATGAAATGTTTGCATCATATACACCAGTAAACGACATGAATGTAGCAACAATGAAGAATCTAAGCAATACTCCAGCAGCACCAATGACAGATGGAGAATATAAACTTAAGGTAGCCGCTGGTGTAGCTACATGGGTGACAGTATAATGCCAGATATATTAAAGAACACTGCTGGTGAAATGGATTGGTCAAAGCTCTTTATGGGCTTGGCTATGGCTATTGTCTTAATCATTCAACAGTTTCAGACCTATCATATCGCTGACCTAAAAGCTCAGAAAGAGATAAGTGATGCTAAGTTCATAACAAGAATTGCAGTAGAGAAAAGACTTGACCATATGGACAGTACATTCATGAAGAAGGACGAGCTACTTGACCATCTCAATAGGCTTGAGCTTTCACATGGAATATTAAAGGAAACAAAATGACAGTCACATTAGCGTTCTATAAAGACGGGAAAAGTGGTGTATCTAGGTTCATCAGATGGGTAACTAGAAGCCCACACTATAGCCATGTAGAGATTATCATGGGAACGGTGTGGGTAACTGCTCTTATAGGTCAGGGTGTAGTGGCAAGACGATATGTACCGGAAGATCACAAAGAGAAGTATGACTATATTGATGTTGAGGTCAGCGAGAAGCATTGGCACGAGACAATCGAATATGTGAACAAGATCAACGAGGACAATATGTATGACTATCTTGGTGCATTGTTTGGTAGTATGTTGAACATACCATTCATTCAAGACCCCAACAAGTTCTTCTGTTCTGAAGTAGTAACTAATATACTCAAAAGACTGGATGAGCCAAAGGCAAGAACGTTGTCTGGTTCCAGGAATACACCACAGATTATATATGACTTATACAAGGATAAATAATGTTAATAAGTAAGAAGGGTTTAGAACTCATAAAGAGTTTTGAAGGATTTATGTCTCATCCATATTTGGATGTAGCCATGGTTCCAACAATAGGATACGGCACCACTCACTATCACCACAGAGCAGTAACACTAAACGATCAAGACATAAGTGAGAGTACTGCATCATACTTGCTGCGTACACAGGTTGATGAGACGTACGGTAAAGCAGTGAATCATTATGTACAGGTTCCACTAACTCAGAACCAGTTCGACGCTCTTGTTTCTTTCACATATAACCTTGGAGTCGGTGCTCTAAAAAGTTCTACACTCCTACGTGATATAAATTCTGGTAAAATAGCAGAAGCATATAATGAGTTCCATAAATGGACTCATGCAAACGGTAAGGTTGTCCGTGGTCTTGTAGCAAGACGTAAAAAAGAATCTGAATTATTTTTAGCATAAAGGATGGCATATGGATCAAGAAGATGAAAACAGAGTTGAAGTCGAATATGATGACAATGGCATGGTAAAACCAGAGGATCTTCAGCCTAGTTGGAAGAATCCCCCTACGGTTTCCAAGCTTAAACAGGAAATACAGGATGCAGAACCTGAGTTTAATACTCACGTATCCAACGTAAGAGGATGGCTTGAAGTAAGAGATGGAAAGCTTAAGATAAAAATACCAAAAGGGAAGAGTCAATTCCAACCAAAGCTGGTTCGCAAACAGAATGAATGGAGATATTCCTCTCTTTCTGAATCACTATTGGCTTCCGAAGATATGTTCGATGTTAAACCTATGACACATATGGATATAGAGGCAGCAAGAGATAATGCGATCATCCTAAACAAGCAGTTCAATAAAGATATAGACAGAGTTGACTTTGTTGACACATATGTTAGAACTGCAGTCGATGAAGGTACAGTCTTTGTGCGAACAGGATGGGAATTCTTTGAAGAAGAGCGTGAGGTTGAAAGACCAGTAATGACTCCTCAACTTCCACCGGAGATAATGCAGCAGATGCAACAAGCTCAACAGGCTGTGCAGCAGGGGCAAATGGATCCTATGGAGTTCCAACAAATGCAACAGCAGGCACAGGGGATGGTTCAGTTGATGCCAGACCCTTCTGGTGCTACAGAAATGGTCATGGAAATGACAACTATATACAATAGACCTACGATTGAAGTGTGCGATTACGATAAGGTCTTAATAGATCCTACCTGTAATGGCGACATGGATAAAGCAGGATTTATTGCTTATCAGTTTCAAACATCAAAAGCAGAATTAAGTGAAGATCCGAAATATTCAAATGTTGAAGCTATCATTTCTGATTCAGAAGAGACACTAAGCCAAGAGGAATATGAGGAGAAAGCATTTAACTACAAGGATGATCCACGTAAGAAGCTTACAGCTATAGAGTACTGGGGTAATTGGGACATCAATAAAGATGGAATACTTGTACCGATTGTTGCAACATATGTTGGTTCTACTTTGGTTAGACTTGAAGAGAATCCATTTCCAGATAGAAAACCGCCATTCATTAAGGTTGTATATCTTCCAAAAAGAGATGACGTTTATGGTGGAGAACCAGATGCAGTACTTATTGAAGAGCATCAGGATATCGTTGGAGCTATCACTCGTGGTATGATAGATCTTATGGGTAAATCAGCAAACTCACAACAGGGTATCTCAGCAAACGCATTAGATCCTGCACAGAAGCTTAGATTTGAACAAGGTAAGGATTACATCTTTAACCCGGACGTTGATCCGTCTAAAGCATTCTTTATGGCTACGTTCCCAGAGATTCCACGTTCAGCAATGGATATGATAACTTTCCACGAGCAAGGTGCAGAAGCATTGACCGGTGTAAGAGCATTTACATCTGGTCAAGGTGGCAATGCATTAGGTAGCACGGCTGCAGCAGTTAAGACGGCTTCAGACGCAACCTCGAAGCGTGAAATGGGAATACTCAGAAGACTGTCGTTTGGTATCATACAGATTGGTAGAAAGATCATGGCTATGAATGCTGTGAACCTTGAAGACGAAGAAGTGGTAAGAATAACAGATGAAGAGGATGTAACAATATCAAGAGATCAACTTGACGGTACATTTGATGTAAAGCTTACGATCTCTACTCCAGAAGTAGACCAAGAGCAGGCACAAGATCTTGGGTTTATGCTTCAAACTATTGGACCAAGCATGGATCCTGGGTTACAAAGTGTAATTCTTGGTAAAATTGCACGTCTTAAAAAGATGCCAGACTTGGCTAAGCAAATCGAAGATTATCAACCTCAGCCAGATCCTATGGAGGAGAAGATTAAAGAACTACAGGCACAACTGCTTGAAGCACAGGTTGCAAATGAAGTTGCTAAAGGTACTGAGAACCAAGCTGATACTACTCTTAAGAATGCTAAAGCACAAACTGAGATGGCTAAAGCAAGAGCACTTGAGTCAACTGCAGACAATGCAGATCTTGACTTTGTACAGAAGCAAGACGGAACAAGAGAGTTGAGAGAGGAAGGTGCTAAGAATTCTGATCACGAAAGACAGAAGGAGATGGAGAACACCAAGGCTATAAACTCTATAGATGACAAGCGTGTTGCTGCAGCACTAGACAGGGACAATCCTCTGGTTGGGTCTAACTCACCAACTCCAACAGCAGGGGGAGAGGGAAGTTCGGGAAAGCTTAGTCCGAAGGTCTTCAACGCTAACAACCATTACCAGAAAACTCCGGTAAACGTGTTGCCAGGCATGGATACTCCAGAGGAGAATCTTGAAGACTCTTTGGTGAACAGACAACTTTAAGCCAGATGTGTGCTATAATTCAGCATAAACCAAACACTAAACCAAACAAAAGGACTATAGATGACAAACCCAGGCGAACTAGACAGAGTTGAAAGAGAAATAGAAATTTCAATTGATCAGGCTAGAGGAGCAGTTGATAGAAAGAACAAGATGGAGAAGCTTATTAACACACCAGAGTTCAGAGATGTATTCACGGTTGGTTATATGGAGCAGGAGCCAGCAAGACTTGTGAGTCTTCTAGCTGATTCAGACTGGCAGACTCCAGAGAAGCAAGAAGAGTTACTGCATGATATGCGAGCAATTTCTGCATTGAGACAATATATTCTTGGTATCAAAGCAATGGGTAAGACTATGGAGAACCAGATCATAAGATCACAGGAAACCCTCAACGGACTAAGAGAAGAAGGAGAATAGTATGTATAAGATTGAATTGAGTATTTCAACTGCAATGTCTTTACTAGCTAACTCATCTTCAGGTTCTGAAGAGCCAGAAGAGTTTGATGAAGATATGGAAATAGATGAGGATGATGTTGCAGATGTGATATTATCCACAAGTGATGAGGATTTTGAAAAACTTTCACCAGAGGACTTTGAAGAAGCACTTACTGGTGAAGATACTTTAGGCGATGATGACGAAGATGACAATGAATACGACGTAAATGAAGACGAACAATCTGACACTGCAGGTGATGATGGTTCTGAGCAAACTGAAGATGATTTTGATTCAGCAGGAGATCAACCTAACGAAGATGGACAAGCAAACACTTATGACCCGAAGCAAATGGAAGAGGCATATGACCTCCTATTTGGGAATCCGATCAAAGCAAGTGGGCGTGAAGTTCAAATCAGAAATCCAGAACATGCCAAGAACTTTATTGAGATGGGCATAGATTACAACAAGAAGATGCAGTCGATGAGACCACACCTGAAGACACTTAAGACTCTTGAAAAAGAGGGACTGTTGGATGATATGGATAAGTTAAACTTGCTTCTTGAAGTAAAGCATGGTAATAAAGATGCTCTAAAGAGACTCATTGCTGAGTCAGATGTAGACCCTCTAGATTTTGCAGACGAAGATGCTATCGAGGCAGGTAGAAATTACAAGCCAGAGAACCATATGATGTCTGACAGGGAAGTAGAGGTTGAAGAAGCACTTAATACCATTGCAGCCACTGAAACAAACCAAAGAACTCTTGATATTGTTACTAAAGAATTTGATGATAATTCTAAGAGGATAATAACTGATAATCCTAGTTATATAGTTGCACTGAATGATGATGTTGCTTCTGGTGTTTTTGATCACATAATGGATGCAGTCCAGTATAAGCGTGATATGAAGATGGCACCTCCAGGTATAAGTGATATGGAGTTATATATCAGTACTGCACAGGAGATGGCTAACTTTGAGAGAAAACAAATCCTAGAAGATCAGCAAGAGCAGCAGAATAACCAAACACTACCTAGACAAAAGCGTGGTTCAAGTAAGCAGGACAAGGCCAGAATGTCTGGAACCAGATCTGCTAGAAAACCTAAACAGAGAGAGTATGACCCTATGGAAGTTCTCGGAATGGACGATGCTCAATTCGAGAAAGAAATAGGTCAACTCCTAGACTAACAAGGAAAAAAGTTATGAAACATATTAAACTTTCAACAGCAACATACCTGGCAGCAGTGTCAGTATCTGGTGCATTTAACAACTCAACTAACGATTCTGAAAGAATCTATGGTGACGGTACAGATTCAAGTATTGGTGCACAAATCAATACTTATTACTACGACAAAAAAGCACTTATCGAAATTGCTAAAGAACAGTTCTTTGGTCAAATGGCTGATACAACTTCTATGCCTAAACATATGGGTAAGAAAATTAAGAAATATTTATACCTTCCATTGCTAGATGACAGAAACATCAACGACCAAGGTATTGATGCAACTGGTGCAACTATCGCTAACGGAAACCTTTATGGTTCTTCTAGAGATATCGGTACAATCGTTGGTAAACTTCCTACTCTTACTGAGCATGGTGGAAGAGTTAACCGTGTTGGTTTCAAAAGAGTTGAAATCGAAGGTACAATGGCTAAGTTTGGTTTCTTTGATGAGTATTCTCAAGAGTCAATTGACTTTGATACTGATCCAC